TAGTTGCTGCGCCAGTTGGACGTGCTGCGGATCGAGCAACCCCTTGCCGGATAGCTCTTGCGCTGCGGAGAGCAGCCCCGGCGCTAATTGGTCGTCAGGCAGGTTTATCACGCCCGACATGGCATCAATCAGCATCGCGTTCTTGGTTTTCAGCGCGTTGGCGTTGTCGCTGCCCGTTACCGCATCATCCTTGGCAATCGTCGCGGCCTTCTCTTTCATGTCCAGCACTGACTTTTGCAGCCCCTGAACCGCGCCGAACGATGCGCCATGCTTCTTCGCCAAGGTGAGCAGGTCGTCATAGTTGGGCAGCGCGACGGGTGCCGCTACCTGTGGTACGGGCGGTCCTCCAGTCATGCCAGCCGCAGGAGTCGGCGCGGGCGTTGCCGCCTTTGGCTCGCTCCACTCATTCATGGCCGCGCTCAGTGCCTGCTGGTCCTTAAATGCAACCTGCGCCTTCTGGTTTTCGAGCGATCCGGCGTCCGCCTGCTGCTGCAAGAGTTGGTGCTGCAGGGGCGCATTCTGCATTTGGTTCTTGAGGGCGACAAGTCGCGCATAATCCCCGACAGCGTCGGGAATCTGCACGGGCTGAATGGCAGCGGATGGTCCGGTGACAAGTGGCATTAGTAGTTCAATCCCATCTGGCGCAGCGCCATCAAGTTATTGAAGCCGCCAGCGGGACGCATGCCGAGGCCAATGCCGCCGCTCTGCTGTGCGACAGGCCCGGAGCCGATTGCAGGACCACCATAAGCAGGCATCCCGCCGCCGTAACTGCCGCCCACGCCCGCATAGACCGGCTGCACGCTGTTCTGGTTGGGCCATTGCTGACCGTAGCCACCGAATGGGTTGAAGCCCCCATTGCCGACAGCATGCGCGGGAATGCCGAGCCCGCCGCCATAGGCACTGCCGAGACTGCCCTGCACGGGTGAGGCTAGGCCGGGGAAGTTGCTCCCCGTGCCCGCCGGATAGCCTTGAATGCCCGTGCCGGGGAGCGATGCGGGCGCAGAGCCGCCGCCGATGGGGTAGCCGCCGACAGGATGCGCAGGCATGCCGCCCGGTGCGGAGCCAAGCCCGCCCATTGCAGGTCCGACAGCGTGAGCAGGCATGCCCGGGGGAGCTTGACGCTGAATGCCACCAGCGAGGCTAAAGAGGTTGCTGTAAGGTGTCATCGTTACACTCCGTAGAGACTGCCGTTGCCGTAGGATGCCGGTTGACTTGTTTTCTGGAGTTGCTGCAGCATCGCCAACTGCGAGAGGCTTCCCAGACCGCCGCCAATTGCCCCGTTCCACGCCTGCGCGCCGTTGTAGTAGCCGCTCGCGTTGGCTGCCCCGGCATTCTGGTAGTCCTGCCCCATATTGTTCGCTGTGTTGAGCAGATCGCTGCTGACGTTGTTACTGGCAGCCTGCCCCTGATTGCCCAACTGCTGCGCCGTCTGCTGTCCCACGCCCGCCAGCGATGCAAGGCGGTTGTACTGGTTCGCCTGATTGGTGTTGTAGGCGTTGAAGTTGGTGTCATAGCTATTCAGAGCACGCTGGTAGACGTTGTTGTATTCGTTGCTTCCGTAATCCTGCCCGAACTGATCGAGCGCCTTGGCGGTCCCGCCCGTGAGCACGCCGCCGCGAGCCGCAGCCGAACGCTGAATCGCATCCGTGCCGAGCGCGAGCCGCGCCTGGTAGCCCGGATCGTTCTCCATCGTCAAGCCGGTAGGCGCAGTGAACGTCTGGCCGTATGGCTGCATGAGCGAGCCAAAGCCGCCGAGCGAGGGATTGACCGTCGAGCCGAGGTTGGTGGTTCCCGTGGGGCTGCCCGGTGCTGCTGGAGCACCCGGCGCGGGGGGCGCTCCCGGTGCCGCCGCTGTGGGCGCATCGAGCTTGAATCCCGGCGACCCTTGCCCGCCCTGCCCGCCGACCCAGCCATTCGCGTCCCGCGCATACCATGCAGGCGAGCCGTTGGTGCGCTCGTAAATGTCCTGCCCGCCGTGCTGACCGGCAAACTTCCACTGCGAGGCGCTATCAGAGCCGGAAATGCTGCCGTTGTATGTGCTGTCGAGATAGCGCGGTGTCTGGGTTGCATCCGGCGCGGGGTTGGAGTTGTAGGCTCCCGGCGAGCCAGACATTGCGCCCTGCGTCGTGGGCGGGTTGATGCCAAGCAGGTAGTCGAGATTGGACAGCCCCGCAGCGCCGGATTGCAGCCACGGAGCAGCATTGGCCTGAGACTGCGAGTATTGCTGCTTCTGAAAGTTCAAGGCATCCTGAGACGCCTGATACTGCAACGCGGCAGACTGATTCGCCGCCGACGCCTGCGCATTAGCGGCATTTTTGGACGCGCTAGAGCTCATCAGCCCCCCGCCGATGCTGCCCGCGAGACCCGCCCCGCCGATGATCGCCGCTGTTGCGATTGCTCCAGACATGTTTACTCTCCAGTGATAACGACGGTGTTCAAATCCTGCACCCGTGAAAGCAGCAACTCCGCTTCGTCCGTGAACTCCGCTTCAGCATCCTCTACCGTCTTGACCGATGTGGGGAAAATGGCCGTGATGATCAGCGGGCCTTCCGAGATAAATATCTGCTTGCGGTCTGCGCTTGCCGGAAGCACCTGATAACCGGCAATCTGTGCCCAATCCTTGCCGACCAGCACCCATCCGGTGCCGACAGTTATAACAACCGTTGGAACTCTCACATGCGCCCCAACCAGCACGGTATCCGGGGGCAGCGTGATCGTTCGCGCATACATACCGCCGTGCAGAACGTGGTGCGTGTGAATGTCAACCTGCGGATGCTCTAGCAACTTGGCCTGCACATCCTTAAGCTTCTCGATCATGCCCGGTGCCGTGGGGGGCAGCGCGGGGTGCGGAATCGCCAGTGAACTCATAGACTCCTGCAAAAGACTGCATTCGTGCGCCGGTAGGCCCTGCGTAGATCAAGCAGCCGTTCAAGCTTGCCGCCTGCTGGTGCACTGTAGAGGATCGCCGCGCATCCTGCATCTCTGGCTGCGCTCTCCATTGCTTCCATGAGTGCCGCCCCGATGCCGCTTGTGCGGTACACTTGCGCCACGAACAGGCTTTCCACGGTTGCCGTCTTGCGCCCGTAATGAGGCAGAACGGTCAGCAGGAGCGATGCGAAGCCGACCAGTTGCCCATCCGCGTAGCCGCCGAACACTTGCACGACCCCCGCCCGCTCTAGCGCCTCGTAGATCGCGGGCTGCGGGCAGACCTCTCCAATTTCGGGGATGGAGCATTCCGCCGCATATTCGGCCAGCAGGTCTGTCGCGCTCAGAATGTCGGCGTAGCGGATTAGCTGAATATCTGCCATGCGCCGTGCCATACGTAGCCGTGATAGGGGCTGCCTGTGGTGTCGAAATAGAGGTCGCCTTCCGTAGCAGTGCCAGCCGGTGCTCCGGTGCCAAAGCTGACCACTGGAGCGTTTGCGATACTCTGCTGAACGCCCTGAAACCACTTCAGCCAGTTGAAACTCAGCATTCCCGTCGAAGGGTCAGCAATCGGAGTCGACGGCACAGTGAAAGATGTGGGCGTCTTAGGAGGCATCGCGAGTCTCCAGATATGCGTCCACAATGACCCACGGAATAGGGTCGCTCACGGTTAGCTCATACACGCGATAGCGCGAGCGCCCTAGGCGGTGCCAGATGACGCGAGTCTTGAACTCGCCAGCCGAGCCGCAGTCCACGATGCGCTCGCTAGACCACGTTTTGCCTCGGTCATCGCTCCAGCGCAGGATGGCTTGCGGAGCACGCGGGTTGCCGTCTCCATCAGTCAATGCTGGTTGCGGCCCCTGCCCCGTGTCGAAGTCAACAGTCAGGCTGGAATGGTAAATCCACTCCATTTCATCGCTGATCGTCGGTGCTCGGCGCTGGCGGCGAATGGTTGCCCCGTCGTCGTCAAGGTGGTCGAGGCTCAAGTCGTACAAATTGGCCTGCGTCCCTGTAACATCCCAATCGCCCACGAAGTGCTTGCCGAATGCGTACGCATGACACCAGCTATGATGCGGACCCCATGCGCCATTGCTCCAAGAGCAGCGCTTATGCCAGAGCGATTCCTGCACGTCGTAGACCCACGACCACTGCGAACCGGGCATGTAGAGCACCCAGAAGAGATGCCCCGCGTCCTGATAGGAGTACGAGGTCATTCCCTGAATCTGAGCAACCGTAGCCTTCGCCAAATCGGTCTCCACTGCATGAGTGGAGATGCGCGTGGGCGTGTAGCCCTGCGAGCGCCAGCAGGACCGCCCGCCGCGCTCGTCCTGGTCGATCCAGAACACGGAATTGTCTAGACGGCAGGGTACGAATGTCGCCGAGCAACCCTTTTCGATCAATGTGCCGGGAATCACGTCAAATATGTTGTCGCTGCCGGTGTTCTGATAGGGCTGGATGTGCTGACTGCCCATTACCCAGAGTTCGCGATGGTTGACGATGATCGAGACGATGTTTTCAGGGAATACGTTGACGGCGTTGACCTGCAATCCCGGCCATGTGGTCCCATCCAGCAGCGCGGACATTTGGAACTTGTTGGTGTTGAGGAATGTGACGACAAAATAGCCGTCTGCCTCCTCCACCTTGATCGGCGTGCCCGCCAAGGCTCCGGTGACGTTAGCGAATGCGCCCCCAATCAGCGTGTAGCAGTAGGCTTGCCCCGCAGAGACGATCATGACTTGCACGCCATTGCACGCCATTGAGACGGGCAACTGATCGTTGGCGACAATCCCATAGGTGTTTAGCTGGTAGGGGAAGTCTGCACCCGGCAGGGATGCGATCATCGTTCCAAACACTGCGCCCACACAGGCGAACACGTTCTCCGTCCCCGGCAGACCATAAAGGCTCAATGGAACCGCCAAGAGCCCGCGCACGGGAGCCTCCACATGGGGATGCCCCGCCTGCTGTACGGGGAACAACTGCGATTCAAGGCCCGGTGTGCCGAGATACCCGCGCAAGCCCTGCGCATTCGAGCCGCCATACGCCTTGCTCGGGACCATTGAGCCCTGAGACTCCACTGTTTCGGCAAAGAAGTTGATACACTCCTCGCAGGCCAGCGCGGTAGAGCGTGCGGTATACGAACTTCCGACGAATCCGATGCGCATTAGTAGCCCAGCCCAAACAAATCAGCCCTGTAGTCCCATGCGCCATTGCCCACGCACAGGTCAGAGCGCAGCTTGAGGTCGGGCGCATTCATCGAGCGGACCCGCGCCAGCGATTCGATAGCGATGCTCTGCACCGTGGCAGAGACGGGCGAGGCAAACTCGGCAGAGAGTCTGACTGCAAGGTTGTAGCGGAAGGCTTCAGCGTATCCTGGCGGGAAGGATAGCCCCGTGGTCAGCGTCGAAGGGATGCCCAAGCCCTGCCAACTGTAGATGCGGACATGGTCCACTATCTGCGGGATGGGCCAGAATGATAGCGAGCGGAGCGGGAAGCCTCCATCGTCGTAGCAAATCTGGGGGAATGAGCCGTTGACGACCTTGGCTGTAACTTTGGTCTGCCAGTCGTCTGTGCTGTACATCACGATGGGAATTTCGAGCGGGTTGGCGGGGTTGCTGAGAAGGATCGTGCTCATGGCATCGATCCGCGCAGGCCGGTTGCTGTTGAAGTCGCCACCCGGCCCAAGCGTGTAGGTCTGCTGCCCCGACACAAGCGCATAGTCGTCCGTGCGCGTCGTATATACCGCAAGCCTGTCGGCG